GCTTCTTCAATTCTTGAAGTCATTAAATCAAGATTTTCTTTTGTTTTAATTACTTCTCCATCAACTAAACTAAAGAAGTGTTTAACTTTAGAAGTTAATTCTCCTTGTTTTTCTATTTCATCATTATTGCCAGTAATTTTTTCTTTGATAGCTTTTAAATCTACTCCTAATTTTTCAAGAATATATCCTATACCTAATAATGCTAATCTTCCTTTAGTTCCTAATATTAAGAATCCAATTAAACCTATTTCTCTTACTGTTGGTGGTAGTGCATCAAATATTTTAAACAATCCAAATAAAGCTGTTCCAATAAATTCAAATATTGGCCTCATTCCATCAATAATTCTAGCAGAGCCTAATATAATTCCTTTAGTAGCATTGATTAATGATTTACCTAGTCTATCAGCAAAGTCATCAAAGACTTTTGCATTTTGTTCTATTAAATTGTTAATTACTTTTAATCCTGATTTTAAGAAATCAAAGAAACCTGATCTATTAGTTTCTAATTTAAACTTAAATATTTTATCTGATAGCATTGATAATGTACCAGTAAATGTAGTAGATAAAACTTCTGTTGCTTGTGCAAATCTTCCACCCTCTCCAAATTCTCTTTCAAATGCTTTTCTAGTTTCTTCAATAGATACAGTTGCACCAGCTTGGAAACCTAATAATGCTCTAACACCTCTTTCTCTAAAAATATCTGCTGAAGATATACCACCAGCAAATGATCTTTGTATTTGTTCTGCTGTTGTTCTAAAATCTAATCCAGTTACAGATGCAACATTACCAACTATTTTTAAATTCTTTTCTAACTCTTTTGCGTCTTTAGAAACAACTGCTAAGTTACCAGATGCTGTAGATATTTCTTCTAGTGAAAAAGGAACTTTAGATGCAAAATCAACTAATGTATCAAATGCTTTAGCACCCTCTCTTGCAGAGCCAAATAAGAAATTAAATCTTAATCCTAATTCTTCAACTGATCTTCCAACATTAACAAATGATTTAATTACTAAAGCACCACCAATACCAGCTAGTGCAGATTGAATAGAAAATATAGATGATCTTAAACGAGTAAGTCCAGCCTGAACACCAGATAAGGCTTGTCTAGTTTTATCTTTAGCTAAAATGTTTAATACTAAATTTTGTGCCATTATCTATACTTTGACTTTTCCATTTGTTCTTTTTGTTGTTCTTGTTCGAGCAATAAATACCCAATCCAATGATTATACTCCCAAACTTCCATTTTTAAAAGTTCAGATAAAGTTATTTTTAACCTATCAGCTACGATAAGTAAATTCTTTAAATCAGGTTCAGATTTTAGTTTTTTTTTACTTCTTCAGGATTGATTGCTTGTACCATAGCCGTTGCGACTTTGGAGAGTACATCAGAATCAACTTTGTGCATCAAGGCAAGTTTATCTTCTAAGGTAAAAACTTTATTGCCATTCTTATCAAGTGCTTTCATCAAAACAATGTCAGCAAGGATACTAACATCTGACATATTATCTGATTTTTTGAAAAGTTTATTTTTTTCAGATAAGGTTATAGGATTCCAATAAATAACTGTTGGCTTACCATCTTCATCTTTCCATTCAGGTACTTCAATAGATTGAACACCTAAACTTTCAAAATGGGTTTTAGCCCTGTCTATAATCTTCATAAATTAGATTATACAGTTCCTACAGTTAAAGCACCAGTTCCCTGAAATGTTACACTTCTTGAAACGATTGCGTCCATTGAGTTATTAATACTCATACCAGTAATAATACCAGTACCAGAATAACTTGCATCTCCACTTGCATTACCCTCTGGTAATAAAACAAATGAAATAGATGAACCAGCAGTTAAAGTTTCTTGTTGAGTATCAGTTTCATCAAAGTGCATTTCGATTGTACCTGAGAATGAAGTTCTACCAGCTACAAATGATTTAGTAGCATCAGTTAAAGCTGTATCTTCTACAACATCTCCAGTAGTTTCTAAAGTGAACGAAGTAACTTCGCCCATTTCAGTTCCACCAACTGTTACAACTCCTTCTTTTCCGTGATGTGTTGCCATGTCTTTTTATCCTTGTTAGATTTTTGTTTAGTTTCTTTTTCTTGCTTATAGCCTAGTCTTAAATAATGTTCAAGGTTTGTTTCATTAATAACTATTTCTGAATTACCTTTGTATAATTTAATATCTTTAGCCATAGTGCTTTTTACAATTTATCGTCTTCTTCGTCAATATCTTCTTCATCTTCTTCAAAATCTTCTTCAAACTCATCAGATACATCTTCTTCTTCCCAAGATTTACTATCGTCTTCTAAAGAGTTTTCTTTGATTTCTTCAATTAAGTCTTTTACTTCTTCACAAAGTATAGACTCCTTATCGTGCATCTTTTCTATTTGATCTACTTTTTTAAGTATCTTATTTAATAATTTTTCACTCATGTTTTATCTCCTATGGTGTTCCAGCTTGATATTCGTACATACACCTAATCGTCATTCTTATTCCACCAACTGGAAATAAACTACCCTCGTCAGTTTCTACTTGGATAACTTCCGAATCAAGTGCGTTACCATTTCGAGTAATATCACTTTCTATTGCAGTTTCAATAGCTGTTATTAATTCATTTCTTTTAGTATCTATATTGGCCTCTGCACCTTTAACAAAACCTAAGATTACAAAGTCAATAGTACCTGTTCTAGTTCTAGCACCAGAACCTAATTCAGCATCATCTCTATTTTCTTCAGATGTTTGTACTATTACTGCTGGATATTGTTGTTCAGATAATTCGTCTAATATAAATGGCTGTCTAGTAGCTTTCTTAATTGCTGGGCTACTAATCGCTGAAATAGTAGATAATAATTCTGATGCTATATCTTCTCTTACACTCATATTCTAAATTTCTTTAATTCTTTTTCTACAAATCTGTTGAATTGTTTGTTTATAATCTTTTCTGTTCTATTATTAAAGCCAAAAAATTCTCTTTTAGGGTCATTCAATACTTGGTTAAATAATGCTCTTTGCCTCATTTGTGAATTTGTGAAATTAACTGAAACCTTATGTCTTCCTGTTTTTTTAACAGAACTAGCTGGTGTTAATGAGCCTAACATTCTTCCAGTATAAAATAAATCAACTGCTGTTTTTTTACCCTCTTTATTTAATTTTTTAAGATAACCCTCAGAGTATGGTGCAAAAGGTCTATCATTAAAATCAATACCTTTTTGTGTTTTAGTTCTAATTATATCTAATAATTGAAATCCAGCTTGTTTAACTCCTTTATCAATTATTCTTGGTAAGACAGATTGTAGTCTTTTAAATTTTTTAGATACTTGTTTTTGATTGGAAGTTACTTTGACAGATATAGCCATTATCTAGTCAATCTTCTAAATCCATGTAAAGGTTCTCTCTCGTTAGATACAATAGTTCCTGAAGAATCTACATCATATTCAACACCATCTTCTAATATCATTCTCCATTCCATATTATATTGGCTCATGTAATATTCAGCCATTCTTTCAAATCTATCTTTTTCTGTTTCTGGTCTAAATTTAGTTAATGCTGGTAAATAGAATCTTCCAAGAAATAAATAAACACCAGCCCGTTCAAACTGATCTAAATTAACTTTAGTATTAACCATCTCAGCAGTATTAAGAACTGTAATATCTGTAAATACATTAGTCTTATATACAGGCCACCATTCTATTCTTAATTGTCTTAAAATATCGTTAGTTGTTTGAGCAAGGAAGTTTAATACTTCAGTAGAGCCAGATGCTAAACCAAATTCAAACGCATCAGGTTGATATTTAGTTACATCACTTGCAGTTATAACATCTGCACCAGTATAGTTAGCCATTATTTACCCCAATAAATTAAAAAAAGAATTATAGTTACAATAGGTGCTATAAACAGAAGATTATTCCATGTCTTTCTGTACAGCCACTTCCAATTCTTTCTTATCTTTCTCCAAATCAGTTCGTACATTTTTTTTCTTCCTCACAACTTTTTTCTTTTTAGGTTGTTCTACCTTTGTTTCTTTTACAACATCTTGAACAGGTTTAAAACCTCTAAAATCATACATCACTTTATTAGTTTCGTAATCTAACTCACTTCTAGTGATTGTTTTGTTTCCTCTTTTCAGAGTAATCATTTTTTCATTTGATAATACTAATTTTATCATTGTTTCTCCTTATTAAATGCAAGGGGGATTTCTCCCCCTCACAAATTATCTACTATTGGATAGATGAATCGTAATGTAATTCAATTCCGTAAGTGTCATGGATTTCTCCAACACCATATACAGAAGTTGCTACAATTTCATCTGCTCTTAGAGAAGCATCTCTTTGAGTTTCGATTTTAACATCTTGCATCATAGCGATTGCTAATGCGTCTTTGTGCATAGCACCACCTTTGTAGTCCCCAGCAGTACCAGTATTAACCATATTTGAAGTTTCAAATATTGGCATACCAGCTAAAGTTCCAACGAAACCTGATCTTAATGCTTCATTAGAGTTTTCTGTGTCAAGACCAGCAAAAGTGTTAGTTAAGCCAGATTTTAGATCGTAAGCGATTTTAGGGTGTAACACAACTGCACACTCATTTGCTGGTAATGAATTTGCTCTTAAAGTTGAAAGAGCATTAAAGATTACAGCCGGAGAAATAGCAGTAGTACCATCTCCTAATGCAGTTGCAAAGCCATCAAACAATGCAATTAAGTCAGCATCTTGTTTTCTAGCTAATGCTTCCCCAAATAATTTACCAATATCTCCAGCAACATTTCTTGGTGCAGAGTTTCTTGCTAAATCAGTTAGAGTAGTCATAACACCTACTTCAGAAGCAGTAATAGTTACTGAAGTTGGGTTAATCGCTGTGTTTGCTAAATCAGTTGCTTCAGCAACAGCATCAGCACTTACTTGTCCGTATACTGGTACTTCTACTGATTTACCACCACCTGTGATAGCATAGTTTTTAACTAAGTTTCTCATGATGGATTTTTCAGAAGCAACGAATTGTGCTTCTGCTACTATCTCTGTGTATAGTTCCGATAGTGTAGAACTTGTACTTTCGTTAGCCATTTTTATTACCTATAAAAGTTATTTTGTTAAGTTTATCTCAACAGCCCCTGAATCTCGTTTCTTCCTATATTCTGCATAGGCTTTACGATCTTCTGGTTTTGTTAAGTCCAAGTCCTGTAGGTTAAAAGGTTTAACAGTTTTACCACCGACAGCACTCTGGCTTCCTGAACCAGACAAAGACCCTTTACGGAAATGTGGGTTACTGTCTAAGAACTCTTTAACTCTTTCTTCAATCGTTAAAAGTTCTCCTTTTGCGTTATATCGTACATTAGAATTATTATCAACTACTTCTATTCTACCATCATCTGTGTACTTAACTTCATCTTTAAGCAAAGCAACAACTTGACTTGGGCTGATAGCATTATTGTTAGATGCTACAGAAAGTATTGAATTATCAACTTTTTCTTTCTTAATTTGTTCTTTGAAAGAATTTAGTTCTTTTTCTTTTTCAGATAATCTTTCTTGCATTATCTTTTCTAAGTCTTGCTTAGTCTTAGCTTCTTCTAATTGTTTTTGTCTTAGAATTTCAGCTTTTTGTTTTTCTTCTTCTTGAAGTTTCTTTTCGTATTTTCTTTGTTCAGCTTCAAGTCTAGCTTTTATAATGTTATCTAATTGTTCTTGAGTAAAAACATTAGATTTAGTTTCTGCTGTATTTGTTTCAGCAGTAGCTTGTGTTTCTTGTTTTGGTGTTTCAGTTGCAGTTTCTTGTGCAACATTTGTTTGTTCTTCGGACATTTTTTCTCCTATAGTTTATATTATTAGTTCGCCTTTACTGTCATACCAATCAGGATTGACATAAGACCATTGATGACGACAGTTATAACCACCACGAACAATCAAAGGGTCGCCAGATTTTTTACCTGACCAACTTTGACTAGCCCATAATCTTCTGACTTCATCAACTGTGAAAAGTCCACCTTTCCGTCTATCGTATACCCCATTTATTACATTTCTGCAAATAGTCCTAGTTGTAGGTATTACATCTCCATAATATTTAACATAAGTTAAACCAGCATCTTGAGATTTATTGAAGTTCAAAGTAGCATCAAAATCTCTAAGAGAATCATTAAGTATTTGACCAGCATATTTTTTCATATTCTCTCCAGCCCTATCTCTAGCAAATTTACTTTGTAAAGTTTGGATAGCCTTATCAACTGCTGATTGTTTAGACTCTATAAACTTATTCTCATTTACAAAATCAACTAATCTATTTATTTCAGGGTCATCTGAACTAGCATAAATACCATTGATTGTTTGTCTAAGTTCTTTTTCAAGTACAGCAAACTCACTTCCAATAAGTGTATTTTGATAAAC